CCGGGTCTCCCCGGGCGCCCAGGCCGTCTCCTGCCAGGTGATGAGGTGCGAAGTCCCGTTGCTGTACGTCGGCATGTGCCGCCCTCCTCCTCAGATGATGCCGAAACACTCGACCGAGCCGAACAGGTCCTCCGGGATGTCGCAGACCTTGAGGATCCCGTAGGCCGCCGAGATGTGATAACAGGCCGTGCCGATCCGCATGAGCACGCCGTCCTCGCGGTTGGTGCAGATCGGGTCGGGGGCGCCGTCCTCCGCCAGGTCTAACACGTGGACTTTCTCCCCGGTCCTCCAGTTGATCACGGCCAGCCGGGTGTAGCTATCCCTCGGAAGGCATCCCCGATACTCCCACTGGTACTGGACTTCGTCGGCGCACCCGGGCACCCCGACCAGATCCCATTCGTACGTGTTCTCGGATCGGGCCAGCGTGGCCATTACCGCGACGTGTTCCTCGTCCACCATTGAGCCCGTGGCCCACACCGTGCCCTCGACCTCCCGCACCCACGTTGTGTCGGTCTTGGTGACGGTGTGCTCTTCGCTTGTTTCCTCCTCGGGGTCGACGACCACCCAGCCATACCGCGTCATCGCCCGCAGAATCTTCCCGGCAGGCAGCGTCCACAGCACCGCCCCGGCATCGACGTCGTAGATCGTGATGACCGGGGAATCGGGCGTGGAGTCGGCGAAGCGCTTGCCCCGGACTACCCCCTGGGGCGTGCCATATAGCCCGTGATACCCCAGGTCTACCACGATCAGGACATCTCCGGTCTCGGGCAGGAAACGCACGAGAAGATCGTTCCCGTCCGTTCGACGCTTCAGCGCCACAAAAGCTACGCGGCCATCCTCCTCCATCCCGAAGGCGCCGCTGATGCACGTGACCCCATGCTCGGCGGGGAGGCGGACCCTGGATGCCCCACGAGAGCCGTCTGCCCGGGCAAAAAGGCAAACGCGGGACTGCGGGAGCATCCGCATGAGCCCGTTGGTCCCCATGCGGGCGTAGGCCCCGTCCACAGGGGGCACATAGATAGCCATCCCCGTTCGCCCCCTTTCCTCTTCCCCCTAAGCGAGGGGCTGGGTGATCGTGCCCCACAGCACGGTGCCGCCATCCTCGATCTCCGTGCGCGGATACCCCGGGACGTCGGGGGCCGGATAGGTGTAGCTCGACTCCCATCCCAGCTCGACCGAATCCGCGGCCTCGTCGGAGCCGTAATCGTCAAGCCCCGCCCGGATGGCGGTCATATCCACGGATACCTCCTTGCGCTCGATCGGGTCATAGCATCTCATGCATCGAGGGTCTTCCGGCGGGGCCGCGAGCGGGATGAGCGCGTCGCAGTCCACGTTGAGCGTCGCCACGTTCCGGATCCGCGTGCTGCCGTCCCCGGCCATCCGGGCGATGATCGTATAGACCGCCATCAGATGCCCTCGACGGACAGGATCCCCTCCAGCCCCGAGGCGGTGGTGACGGTCGGCGCCCGCCCCCGGAGGGAGAGGGTCCGCCCGGCGTGCGCCGGGATCGCCCCGAGGCGGGCCGCCGTGAAGTACCGGTAGTCGGCCGTGATCGCCGCCCCGCTGGCCGGAGGCGTCGAGAACTCGATCTCCCCCAGAAGCCAGTGCACCGTGCACTCCGTCGCGGTTCCGGCGACCTTGGCCGCCACGCTCCGGGAGACGACGGGCGCGTGATCGAGGGCGAAGGTGGTGGTGGTGCCGTCGCCCGTCCCCACCGACTCACCCGTCACCGCCACGCTTCCCCCGATGGACGTGTAGCCCGTCGCGGCGTCGTCCACGATCCCCGCCGAGTAGGGATCGGACGTGCCGCTGCTCTTCAGCTGCACCACGGCCTTCCCGACCGCCTCGTCCTCATACCAGATCTCGACGTTCGCCCCGCCGGCCGGGGCCGTGCCGAAGACCACGGCGGAGCCGCTGACGCTCCACCCCGAGGCGACCGCCGCATCGACCAGCACCTCATAGACGTAGACCGGGGCCGTCGGCAGCGAGAAGGACGTGCGCGACCCGTCCCCCGTGCCCACCGTGCGGCGGCGGACGAGCACGTAGACCGTGTCGGCCCCCCCCGCGCCCGTGCCGTAGACGTAATCGGCCGTGATCGCCGCCCCCGACGCCGGGACCGCCCCGGCGGAGAAGACGAAGGTCCCCGCGCCCGGCGTCATCGTGTAGTCGGTCCCGTCGGTCTTGGTCGTCCCGTCCACCTTGATCGTCCATTGCCCCGAGAGGAGGTTCGCGTGATCGAGGGCGAAGGCGGCCGTGGTGCCGTCCCCCGTCCCCACCGACTCCCCCGTCACCGCAACGGCCTTGTCGTTCCAGATGCTGACGGTCTGCGCCGCCCCGACCGATCCGAGGGGGCGCGGCTCGAAGATCAGGTCGGTCAGCGCGCTGCCGCTCTTCTCCAGGTACAGATTGGGTATGCTCAACGTCAGAACACCTCCGTTTTGCGCGCCACCAGCACCAGGGCGCCGACCAGCGAGTCGGCGACCAGCCCCAGATCGGCGATGGCCCGCAGCGTCTCCGCCTGCCCGTGCAGCCGCACGTCGTAGGTCCGATAGTCGATCCGCGAGACCACGGTCCCGATCCGGACGTTGTCCAGGCGCTTCCCCGCCGCCCGGATCGCTGCGATGACGGCCGACCCCTCGTCCGTCTCCTCCCCCCGGATCGCCTCGCGGACCTCGAGGTACGAGGGGGCCCGGACCAGGGACAGCGACGACGTCCGATCGTCCAGCGTGTGGGTCACCGCCGACACGTCATACGTCTTGTGGTCGTAGGTCACCCTGTCCCCCGGGCGGATCGCCGGGTTCAGGGGGACCACCAGCGTCGCCTTGACGCACTGGGCCAGCCTCGCCAGCAGGTAATCCGATATCCGGTCGTGCTGGGCGTCCTCGTGGATCCCCACGATGGTCAGGTCCTTCTGCCGCAGACCCAGCCGCGCTATGGCCGCCACGTCCTGGGAGATGACCGTCTTGTGACACGTCTTGGACTCGATGGGGAGCAGGATCGTCGGCGTCTCCAGCAGGTCCGTGACGTACTCCCCCGACATGGTCCGGGTCGTCGACGCGACGGCCCCATCCGCGTCGGTGCAGGTCTCCACGGACATCCTCGCGTAGCCGTCCGCCCCGGCGAAGGATCGCGTCACGGTGGTCTCGGTCCGGACCTTCCAGACGGTCTCCGTCTCCGGCTCCTCGGTCCCCGCGGCCGTGAATTCCGCCGTCAGCGTAGCGGTCTCCCCCGCCGCGACGTAGACATACTGGCTTCCCGGGGCCTCGTAGGTGGAGTCCGCGCACTGGAACTCGACCGTGTAGCCCCCCGCGGTCAGCTTGACCGAGGCCCCGGAGGACCGGCTGTGCGTCCAGTCGTCCTCCGACCATCGGGCGCTCGCGAGCGTGGACGGCTTGAGGATGACCCGCAGTGTCCCCGTCTCCGTGGTGGGGCTGCCGACCTTGGCGTAGGTCGCCGACAGCGTGGCCTCGTCCCCCGCCGACAGGGTGACGGACGTGTCGTCGGGGGGCGTCCAGACCTTGGGGGCGGACGACTTGAACTTGATGGTGTAGGTCCCCGCCTGAAGCTGGGCGGATGAGCCGGAGGCCAGCGCGTGCCCCCAGGCGTCATAGGTCCATTGCGGGTCCGGCACGTCGGAGGGGGAACAGTTGACGCGGAGCGAGGCCTCCTTGTCCTCCTGCGTCGGCGTCGAATCCACGACCACGATGGTCCCCTTGTCGGTCTTCGAGCCCGTGACGGGGGACGCGGAGCCCAGGGTGGGCCAGTAGTTCCAGTAGGCGAAGCAGCTCAGGTCATACGTCCCGACCGGGGCGCCCGCCGTCACGATGACGGAGGCGCTCCCGATGACCTGCGTTCCCCCGAAGGTCGGGTCGATCGACCCCGACGTCTCCCCGTTGTGAGTCCGCAGCCCCGAGGCCCCATCGGGCAGGGTCACCTTGAACAACCGCTGATTCTTCCACCCCGTCACCGCGGAGGGGATGGAAAAACTGAAGGGGGAGACCTCCACCTGGGTCTTCCCCTTCGCCGCCAGGTCCTTGTAGAGATCCACGGTCACCGTCCGGCCCATCGCGAGTCCCCCCCTAGGTGTTGAGGCGCCCGATGATGTCGGGCCAGTCCGGGATCTGCGTGATGAGCTGCCCGTCGTCGTCCGTGGCCGTGCCCGCCTCCACCTCGACCTGTTCCCAGGTCTTCCGCTCCTCCGTCTCCGTCACCACGTACCCCGCCGCCGCCCGCTGCATCCCCCAGGTGGTGGAGACGATGGTGTCCCACTCCCGAATGGGCGGGTCGCCGTCCTTCCAGGCGGCAGCCAGGCGGCGGGACACGTCGATCTTGCGGTAGATGTAGCGGAAGTCGTCCGTCCCCGTCATGCAGTAGGCCGTGATGACCGTGTCCCCCGGAGTGATCGCCACGGTGTTCGCGAGCTCGCCCCGGGCGTTGTAGGCCCACTGTGTGTTCAGCGCCAGGATGTCCCCCTCGTAGACCTGCTGCCCGAAGACCCGCTCCCCCGCGGCGTCGGTGATGATCCGCCCCCCGGACAGCGTCAGCGTGACGACCTTCCGCGTCGCGTCCGCCTCCCAGTCGTCGTCCACCATCAGGGCGAGGGAGTTGTAATAGCTGCCCGTGTCGACCGACTCGGAGAAGGAGAAGGCGTCGGCGTCGGTCAGGGGCCAGACGCGGGGCTCTGAGTCGAACGAGTAGACCCCCTCGGCGGTCCAGGTCAGCGTGCCGCCGACGAGGGCCTCTATGGCGGCCGCGTACTCCAGCCAGGGGACGGTGGCGTCCACGTCCGTGAGCGATCCCACGGAGGGCGGCACCACCACGCCCATCTGCGCGCTCGCGCCGGCGGATGCGATGACGTCCAACAGGACCGTCAGGGGGGCCCCATCCCGGGTCTCCACACGCCCCCCCAGTCGGGCTCCGATCGGGTCCCGCCCCGTCACGGCATAGAGCCCCGTGCCCTTGTCCTCCTCGATCCGGGAGACCACCAGGGTCGCGATGGGCCATTGGTAGCCGTCGGTCCCGGTGACGGCCACGATGGACAGGGCGTCGCCGATGGAGTAGCGATGGTCCGTGCGGACCGTGGCCTCGCACTCTCCGCCCGCCCCGGCCGTGATGTCCCCCCCATAGACCTGGGCGAGCGCCCCGGACTCCAGCAGCAGGTAGAAGGGGACCGTGCCGATGTCGTCGAGCGAAAGGAAGTCGAACGCCGCGGACGCGGAGGCCCGCCCGGATTCCCGGAACCCCATGGAGACGGGGACCAGGGGGCGGAGGATCTCCATGCTCCATCGGGCACGGGGGGCCACGGGCAGGAAGCGGAAGGACGTCCCGGCCGACGCCCCGTCGGACCGAGTGAAGTCCATCCAGGCGTCCGTCTCCGCCCGCGCCATCCCCCAGTCCATCCCGACCGGGGACCAGGCGCGGAGGAACCCCATGCGCGCGGGCGCGCGCGCCGCGGCGGAGAACGCCATCCCCACTCCGACGTCCGGCACGGGTCAGACCTCCTCCAGCGTCAGCTGATACTTCTCCGTCAGGTCCAGGGGGATCGAGGACGTGCACATCACGGTGTGGGACGCCCCGTCCACGTCGACGAACGTGAAGCTGCCCCTCGCGGGGAGCCCGATGATCATGGCGCGCTGCCCCCCCAGGTACCCCGTGAGGGTCCACTTCCACTTGACCGCGTTGACCCGCGCGTGCAGCGTCCCCGACAGGGAGCGGGCGAAGCTCCCCAGGGGGACGGCCTCCTTCTCGTACCCGTCGAGGGTCGGCTGATAGTCCATGAGCTCGCCGTCCAGCATGATCTCCGCCATCATCCCGCCCCCCTAGACGAGTCCGGCCGCCTTGGCGGCGGACACAACGGACCGGGCGACCGAGGCGGCCTTCCCCGTCGTGCCGACGTCGCCCCCGTCGCCCCCGCCGGATCCGCCGGATCCGCCGGATACCGACCCGGCGGCCGCCGCGAAGGCCGCCGCGTAGGCCGCCCCGGCCTGCGCCCCCGCCGTCCGGGACTGGGCGATCAGGGCCGACATGAGCTGCGCGTAGCGCGTCGTGATGGGGGCCGTCGGGATCAGGAACTGCTCCCCCAGCACCGACTTGATCCGCGAGCCCTCGATGACCGCGCGGATCGCGGATTCGATGGCCACGGCGGCCGCCTTCGCCGACGCCGCGGCCGAGGAGAAGGCCGCCTGGAACGCCGCCACGATGGATTGGGCGATCCCCGCCCCCTGGATCCCGGAGACGAGGGCGGCCCCGAGCTGCCCTCCCCCGGCCTGCGCGGCCGCGACGCCGGACTGGACGCCCCCCGTGACGCCGCTCACGATGCCCTCCCCGGCGGTCTGCCCGGCGGTCTTCCCGGCGTCGCCGATCTGCCCCAGGCCGGATGCGCCCTGTTGCGATGCCGTCATCAGGTTCTCGCCCAGGGCGATGAGCTGCTTCCGGGCGGCCTCCGTCTGCTCCTCCACCGTCTTTTTGTAGGCCGCGCCGATCTCGGCCTGCTTCGCGGCGAGCAGGGCGTTCTGCTCGTCGATGTCCGCCGCGGTCGCCGTGGCGTGCTCGCGGAGCCAGGTGTCGTAGGCGTCCTTCGCGGCCCGCAGGTCCGCGTCGCGCTTCGCGGCGGCCTGGATGAGCGTGCTGTCCGTCGCCGAGAGGGCCGCGGTCTGGCTGTTGATGTACGCCGCGACGGCCTGGGCCGAGTTCTCCCCGTATGCCCGGATGATCCGCTCCAGGTCGCTCGTCCACCGCTGTAGCTGCGGCGTCACGGCCTGCGTCAGCCCCTCGACCGCCGCGCTGAACGTCTGGGCCACGGAGTCCGAGGCGCTCTTGGTCAGGGCGAGGACCTTTTCCAGGGCCTTCTGCACCTCGGGCGGGGCCGAGGCGAACATCTTCTTCAGCGCCTCCTGCCCCCCCGCCGGGAGCGCCGCGATCTTCTTCGCGAAGCGGTCGTAGGTCGCCAGGATCGCCGTGTCCGCGTCCTCGTACCGGACCAGGGCGTCGTCCAGGAACGCGTACAGGTCCGAGCCGAACGAGTTGAGCCCGGTCCGGTACCGCTCCTGGAGCCCGGACAGGCGCGCCTCGCCCACGCTCAGGAGGTTGACCGTCCCCTCCCGCGTCGTCTCGACGAGCCCCTTGACCGCGTTCGCCGCGCTGCCGCCGTAGGCGGAGAACATCGCCGTCGCCTTTTCGAGGAAGGCCCTCGACGCGGCGGCCCCGAACCCCTTGTCGATCTCCGCCGCCGCGTCCTGGATCTGCTCCTTCAGGGACGTCTCGATGGACTTCCCCGCGCCCTCCGCCGAGAGCCCCAGGGACGTCATGGCCCCGCTCGCCTCCCGGGTCAGGCTCTCATAGCCCGCCGAGACCTTCTTCAGCGCGGCCAGGACCGCATCCATGGCCGTGGGCGCGCCGCTTCCCCCGCCCCGCTCCTGCTCGTTCAGCTCGGCGTTCTTTTCGATGACGCCCTTGAGCGACGCCTGGAGCTGATCTAGGGCGGAGGACTTCTCCCGGTAGACCTTGATCGCCTTGCCGTCCACGGTGATGGTCTCCTGGACGAGCCCGGCCCGCTCCAGCTCGGCCTCCGCCAGGCGCTTCAGCCGGGGCGGCAGCCGGTCCAGGGCCTCCGCCTCGCCCGTCACGGCAAGCGCGTAGTCGAGCGCGTACTGTTCCATCTCGCGGGCCTGGGCCTCCGCCGCCGCGGCCTCCTCCGCCGCCCCGGCCCACCGCAGCAGGGCGGGCGCCGCGATGGCCGCCGCCGTCCCGATGGCCAGGATCGCCACGGCCACGGGGCTGGTCGCGAAGGACAGGTCCGCGTCGTTCAGGGCGGAGACCATCTTCTTGATCGAGTCCGCGAACTGGATGAGCCCGTTGGCCACGGCGAGGATCTTCGCCGCGGCCCAGCCGATGGTGATGGCCGCCGCGACGCCCTCCAGGTGGTCCAGCAGGACGCCCCAGAGCGACCAGCTCGCGATCTCCTTCAGCGCGTCGAAGAACGTCCGGAGCTCGGCCCCAATGGTCTTGAACCGCTCTCCCACCACCTGGGGATCCACCGCGTCCAGCGCCCGCTGGAAGGAATCCAGGTCTCCGGTCCCGACGCGCAGCCCCTCCATGAAGCCGGTCACCGCCAGCTCCGCCACGCGGGTGGACTTGACCCACTCGTCCAGGGCCGCCATCGCCGGAGTCATCCCCCCGGAGACGAGCCCGAGGAGGGACTGCCGCATCTGGTCGAAGATGTCGATCCGCGTCCGCTCCAGCGAGTTGGCGAAGAGCGTCCACTGGCCCCGCAGCGTGCCCAGCATGCGATTCGCCATCTCGGAGGCCGTCCCGGTCCGCTTCAGCGCCTCCACCAGGGCGTCCAGCTTGTCCGCCCCCCGGGACAGCGCCAGCATCGCCGCCGCCGCCTCCGAGTCGGCGATGCGGAAGACGGACGTCGCGTCGAGCCCCGCCTCCTTCAGGTCCTTCAGGATGTCGAACAGGGGGCGGGCCTTCCCCGCCGTGTCGTAGATCGACACGCCGAGCTCCTTGAGCGCCTTCGCGGCCGGGCCCGAGGCGTTGTACAGGTCCCGCAGCACGCCCCGGAGCCCCGTCCCCACCTGCTCCCCCCGAAGGCCGCTGTTCGCCAGGACCATCATGGCGGCCGAGGTTTCCTCGAAGGACATCCCCACCGCGTGCGCCGCGTTCGCCGCATAGGGCAGGGCCACGGCCATCTTGTCGATGGTCAGCAGCGACTCGTTGGCCGCGGTGGTGAAGACGTCCACCACGTGCTCCGATTCGGCGGCGGACAGAGAGAAGTTGACCAGGGCCGCGGCCACCAGGTCCGAGGCCGCTCCCATGGCCATCTGCTGCCCCGTGGCCAGCAGGGCGACCGCCCGGACGGATCCCAGGACCGTGGCGGCGGTCATGCCCGACGCGCCGAGGGCCTCCATGCCCTCGGCGGACTCCCGGCCGGAGACGGGCAGCGTCTTCCCGATCTCCAGCGCCGCCGCCTCCATGCTCTCCATCTCGCCCGCCGTGGCCTGCGTCACCGCCCCGACCCGGGCCATGCGGGCCTCGAACTCCGAGCCCGCCGTGACGGCGGCGGTCCCGATCCCCGCGATGGCCGCCACCACCGCCCCGATCCCGGTCACCATCCCGCGGAAGAGGGGATCGAAGACGGTCTCCATCCTCCGCCCCAGCCCCTCGAAGGCCGACAGCAGGGGGACCGTCGCCGCCTCCGCCCTCGTCCCCAGCGAGGCGGCGAGCCCGGTCAGCAGCGCGTCCCCCGAGTCCCGTCCCATCTGCCCGAGCTTCGCCGTGAAGGCCGCCTTGGCGTCCGCCCCGTAGACCTTGGCCAGCTCGTTCGCGACCTGGGCGGCCTTCCCCGACAGCCCCTTCAGCAGCGCGTCCCCGGCCTCGGCCCCGTAGACGCCCATCGCCTTGGCCATCTGCTGGGCGCGGGCCTCCATCGACTTCGTGTAGGCCGCGAACCGCTCCGCCGCCACGGAGGCCCCCGACATCGCCCCGGACCAGAGGTTCGCCGACAGGACCTTGTCCAGCGAGGCGGAAAACTTCTCCGCGCTGCGCGTCACGGGGCCGAAGGGATCCGTCTTCCACGCCCCCACCGCCGCCTCGTTCGTGTTGAGCGCCGCCGCGGACAGGTCCTTGAAGGCGTCGAGCGCCTCCCCGATGTCCGCCCCGATGCGGATCGTGACAGCGTTATCGGACACTCTTCCACCTCCCGTCATCGGGGCGGCGGGGGGCGATGGCCCCCCGCCTCATAGGTCGCTCAGGCGAAACTTCGTCACCGTGGTCCCCGGCTCGCACCGCTCCTCCCCGCCCCCCGACGGGCAGGGCGCGGCCACGCGGGGGAGGACCCGGAGGTAGAGCCGAAACTGCGCGTCGCTCCACTCCTCCAGCGCCTCCCGGGGGGTAATGCCGAACTCCCTCCGGAGCAGGAGGAGCAGGAGCGCCATGTCCTCCTCCGGGTCTACGCCTTCGGCGGCGCCACCCTCGCCGCCATCGCCGTAAAATCCCGGATGATCCCCGAGATGTCGTTCTCCCTCCAGATCAGCTCCAGCAGCCCCGGGAGCCCCCTGGCGGGGATGTCGGCCAGGGCCTCCTTCGGCACGTCCGGGAACGACCGGGCGAGGAGCAGATCGAGCAGCTCCCCCCCGGCCCCCAGGGCCTCCCGGATGCCCGCCTCGTCCCGCGCTCGGGCGACGTCCCCCGCCCGGCCGAGCAGGTCGATGACGTCCCCCCGGGAGAGCAGCCGCATCCGGTGCTCCCCCGCGTCCCCGCCGAAGTCCACGAACACCGGATCGGGGCGGAGGATGGACAGGACGGCCGCCACGGCTACCAGCCTCCTCCGGGCGCGGCGGAGGCGGCGTAGTCGATCGCGGACCAGAGCTGATCCCCGGCCGCCCGCGTGGAGTCGGCGATCCCCGTGATGGAGAGCTCCACGGGGGATTCCTTCGACTCGGCGAACTTCATCGCGAAGTCACCGCTGATCTTCGCCTTGTGGATCCGGACGCGCCGATACCGCCCGTCCCGCCGCTTGTGCCAGAAGTCGAGCAGGTACGTGGTGTCGGAGCCGGCGCCGCCCCCGGCGGAGAACCCGCGCCCCGAGTAGGTGGCGTGGGTGTACCCCACGGCCAGCGCGTCCCCCTCGGCCAGCTTGGTCGAGCCCGTCTTGAGCCAGATGGTCCCGTCGAGCCGGTCCATGTAGTAGTCGGTCCCCTCCGTCAGGGAGACCGTGGTATCCTTCACGATCGCCCCCGTGGCGTAGGAGTTCGTCAGCCCCGCGGACAGCGTGAGGGTCAGCGCCCCCGCGTCCACCCCCGCCGAGGCGATGGTCCCGGACTCCGTGGTGGACCCGCTGACCAGGGTGACCGAATCCCCCGCGCTGAACCCCCTGACGGACTCCAGGTGCAGCACCGTGGCCCCGGAATCGGCGGCCGCGGACAGCCTCGCCGCCAGGGCGACGGTGACCCCCGAATCCGCCACCCGGGAGTTCGTGAGGGCCGACTTCCGCGACGCCGAGATGCCCGAGAGCAGCTCGTCCGTCACCGCGGCCGTCCCCGCCCCGACCGTGACCAGCGCGTACTCCGGCATCACGCCCCGCAGCGTGTCCAGGTTCGCCTCCAGCAGGTTGAACTTCCCCTCTATCGATTCCTCCGTGGTGACCGAGAGCACCGTCACCGCGGGGAACCCGGACTTCTTCTCGTAGGTCGTCTTCTTGTGCGTGAACTCCACGTCCCCGTCCACCTGCCCCACGTCGGTGCCGTTGATATAAACGCGGCCGGTCCCGACGAGGATATCGCTGGGATTTTTAACGTTCGCCAAGTTCGCACCTCCCCGTCAAAAACGAAGGGCCGCCCCGAAGGGCGGCCCTGTGGTTTTCCCCGTTTTGTCGTTCCGCTCAGAGGAGCCGGACGTCCAGCTCCATGCTCCCCGCGAAGTTGGGGTAGAAGTCCCAGACGTCGACCTCCAGCCGCCCCCCGCTCTCCAGATACCCGCCCCCGGCGCGCTCCAGGCACGCCCGCACCAGGCGCCCCAGCCCGTCCGCCTCGGCCCCGCCCCGGTAGACCCGCAGCTCCCCGTCGGCGTCCACCGCCTTCTGCCGGACCATCCAGCCCACCTTCAGCGTGGCCGTCCGCCGCGCCCCCTCCTCGCTCTCCACCCAGCCCGCGAAGAGCACCACGCAGGGCTCGGTCGGGACGTTGCGCGTGTCGTATCCCACGTAGACCCGATGGGGGGAGCCGTACCGCTCCGTCGCCCAGGCCGCGATCCCCGCATCGTCCCGCACGGCCCGCGCCCACTCCATGACCAGGTCCAGGGCCGTCACGTCAGAACCCCTCCAGCACCCGATAGGTCCGGCGCTTCACCGATACCCCCTCGGGCAGCCCCTTCTCCAGGTACTCCATGATCTTCGCCTCCGCGTAGGCCCCGAACCGGCCCTTCAGGGCCTCGAACATGGGGTGGATGGTCGGGCGCCCGGGGATCTCCAGCCTCGTCTTCCTCCCGAGGGGAATCCCCCGGGCGAAGAAGTAGCGCCGCATCTTCGGCGTGATCTCGGGCTCCATGCCCGCCTGGAGCCGCTTCCCCCAGAGCCCGCTCGCCCCGCTCGTCCAGCCGACGATGACGACGCCCTCGTTCAGGAATCGCTTATCGTAGCCCACGCCCTTGTAGACGTCGCCCAGCGGCCCCCAGTTGGTCTGCTGTTTGTGCCCCGGGGAGTCCTGGAGCCGCTCCCGCATCTCCTGGGGCATCCACTCCGGGTAGGGGCGCCCCCCCGGGGACCGCGACAGGATGCCCTCCTTGATCTCCCTCTGCGTCCACCAGCCCAGGGAGGCGAGGGCCGGGCGGAGCAGATCCGTCCGCCCCTCGGCGGCGAGCTTTTGGATCCACGGCGTCAGCGCGTCCTGAATCGAAATGCGGAACGGCACGGGATCATCCTCCGATGGGGAACTCGGCCGCCCGGACTTCCCACGTCGAGAGGCCGATGCCCAGCGAGAGGGGGCGGGACACGTACCACTCCCGCCCCCCCCGCGTCACGATGTCCCCCACGGCGATGACGGCCGAAGAGGGGATGTGGATCAGGCCCAGCCGCGACCCCCCCCCGTCGGACGCCCCGTTCAGGATGCCCCCCGGGGACCCCCGGTAGAACCGGGTGTCCCCCTCCTCGAAGATCCCCCGCACGCTCGTCCCGCCCACGGTGAACGTCTCCCCGAACTCCCCCGTGGCCCCGAGGATGCGGGCCACGTCCGCGGTGACCCGCTCCCGGAAGCCCACGGCCCCGGCCTAGGACGTGACCTTCAGGATGCTCGCCCCCAGGCGCACCTTGCAGGTCGTTTCCGCGGACAGCTTCGCCGCCACGGCGATGCCCAGGGGCGTGTTGTCCGTCGCGGTCTTCGTCGCGTTCTTCGCCGATGCGTCCCAGTACAGGACGTCCCCCACGGCGAAGACGGTCCCGGAGACCCCGGGAACCTGCCAGATACCCTCCAGGGCCAGCACCCCCGTGACCCCCGAGGCGATGTCGGTCATCGCCACCCCGCAGACGTTCGTCAAGGGGACCACGTCCCCGACGGCCACGTCCCCCGAGGGGACGTAGTCGATGTAGCGCCCCTCCTGGACCTCGACGGCAATTCGGCTCATCTGTCTTCCCCCTTACGCCCCATAATTCATAAACAATCCACGGTGGTCCAGGCAGGCCACCCCGAAGTCGATCCGCGTCTTGTACACGATCCCGTCCGTGTCCCAGTCCTCCCGACTCTCCAGGAGCGGGGCCTGGACGCCGTCCAAAAAGAAGACCTCCACCGTGTCGACGCCCTCTCCCGGGGCCGCCGCGACGAACCAGGCCGTGGACGAGGAGAGCTCCGGGTCGGAGACCAGCTCCAGCGCCCCCTGCATCGGGTTCGGCACGGCGTTGCTCTTGGTCGGGTCCACCGTCGACGCCAGGAGCTGCTTCGCGGCGGTCTTCTTCCCCGGGGGCACGATCAGGAACCGCCCCTCGATGCCGATCTTGTCCAGCCCGTTGAGCCCCGTCTGGCTCGCCATCGCCACCAGCGCGGCGTCCAGGGTCGCGATGCTCGGGGCGCCGCCGGACCCCGAGGCGACCAGGTTCCCGTGGTTCGCGTGGAAGAGCGCCACCCCGTCGGGCATCGTCCCGTTGGTGTTGAGGACGCCGTAGACCGACTTGTTGACCAGCCGGGCCGCGCTCCGCCCGAACATCCCCGGGATGCGGGTCAGCGCCCCCAGGTCGTCGTTGATGATCGCCTGCCGCGTCAGCGCGTACTTCTTTCCGTACGTCGCGATCGAGTAGGAGACCCGCGCCTCGCTGAACTGGGCCATCTTGTACTCGCCGTGCTCGGGGAGCAGGTCCAGGTTCGGGGCCTCGGAGAGGCGCACCCGGTAGTTGGTCTTGAAGTCCGGCACCGAGCCGGTGCCCGCCCACGTCTGCCAGGTGGTGGGCACGGCCCCGTACTGCGCCTGGAGGGTCTTGTTCGCCACGTTCGCCATGATCAGGGGGAAGTCGGAGGAGCCGATGGCCCGCTTGGCCAGCTCCATCCGATCCCCCCCCCAGGGGACCCGCTCGCCGCTCCGCTCCAGACAGGCCCGCGCCATCTCCAGGAGCGAGCAGCCCCGGAAGGACTCCGCCCCCGCGGCGGGCTTCGCCACCCGCGTCTGCGCGTCCCGCAGGAGCATCCCGTCCACGGCCGCCGCCCGGAACTTGTCCCGCTCGTCCGCCTGGATCTCGACGCCCACGGGGCGGCGCTCGGCGACCAGCCGGTCCAGCGCGGCCTTGCGCACGTCCTCGACGGTTCCCTGCGCCAGATAGGGCTCCGGCTCCAGCCCGTACTCGCGGCAGGCGGTCACCACCGCCGTCATGCGCTCCCGTTCCCGCGCGGCCGGGTTCTCCGGTGCCTCCGGGGCCGCCGGAGGCACCGCCGCCCGCACCGCGTCCGCCACGGCCTGCGCCACCAGCGTCCGGATCTCGTCCTCGTTCATCCTTCGCCCTCCTTCGTCGTCCTTCGCGGCCCCGAGGGACCGACCCACTCCGACCGTCGCGTCCGCCGGGACGGAGACGATGGAGACCTCCAGGGGCTCCCAGCGCCGCGCGAGCCAGCAATCGCCCTCGAAGCGCCCGTCTGCGCTCCGCGCCCCCGCCTCCACGTGCTCCCAGACCGAGACCCGATAGCCCACCGAGACGCCCCGCAGGGTGCCCGACAGGACCTTCCGCCAGATCCGGTCCGACGCATCGTCGTCGTCGAACCGCACCGTCGCCCGGCACCGCCGCGCCCCCGCGTCGAGGGTCACGTCCTCCAGCCGCCCGATGGGGACGTCCGAGTCGTGGTTCCACAGCGTCACGCCCAGCGCCCGCAGCCGCCCCAGGTCCACCGCGTCCGCGTCGTGGACCAGGATCTCCCGGTCCCCCCACTGCACCACCGGCTCCTCGGACGAAAAGGAGAGGTCCGCCGTGCGGGACGATTCGTCCGCGGCGGACCTCTCCAGCGCCAGCTCCCGGTAGTAGATCTTCCCCGGGTCAGCCCTCCGACTCGTCCGGTTCGTCTCCCTCGTCGTCGCCGTCGTCCTCGCCTCCCTCGGGCTGTTGCCCGCTCAGGTCGAGCCCCAGCTCGACCTCGTAGTCCCTCTCGCGCTTCCGCTGCTCCAGCAGCTCCGCCCAGTCCCGGCCCCGCCCGGCCGCCAGCTCCTCCAGGGTGGTGAGCCCCCGCGAGAGCAGCAGGTCGTAGGCCTGGGCCTCCTTGAGCGGGTCGATCCAGCTCCAGCCGGGCGCGACCCAGTTCGCCCGGAGGTAGCGCTCCCGGTTCCGCTCGTAGTCGGGGATCTTCAGCTTCCCCGCCAGCACCGCCGCGTCGACGAAGGCCGCCCAGACGGGGCGGCAGAAGTGGGCGATCAGGAATTGCTGGAGGGGCTCGAAGAGCCGCCGGTCCTCCAGGTGCGCCTGCCGCGCCGAGGAGTAGTTCACCTGGGACATGTCCCGGGACATGAGCTCGTAGCTCATCCCCATCCCCGCCCCGGCGAGCCGCTGCTGAAGCGTGACGAACTCCCCGGCCTTGCTGTTCGGGCGGCCGGGAGTGCCGAACACGGGCTCCTCCCCGGGCGCCAGGTACTGGAAGATCCCCGGCTCCATGGTCTCCAGCCGGTCCCCGTCCCGCTCGGGGCGGCGCCCCAGGAAGGCCGAGGGGTCCTTGGTCACGACGTAGCCGGAGAAACAGGCGGCCACGCGGGCGGCCACCAGCTCGGAGTCGATGTACTCCCCCGCGTCCCGGATGCGCATCAGCACCCCCGCCAGCTCCGACACCCCCCGGATCTGCTGGGGGCGGCGGCGGCCGAACAGGTGAATCACCCGCTCCGCCTCGACCCGGTAGGGGGCCCGCAGGGGATCCGGGCGGACCCAGTAGGCCCGAGGCCGCCAGTAGTCGTCCACCTCCACGCCGGAGTGGATCTTGCGCCCCCCGTACTCGAACTGGAGGGAGTCCAGCACGTCCACCTCCAGCACCTGGAGGCTCAGCGGCACCGGCCGGGCCGTCGGATCGTAGGAGGGGAGCACCAGGACCTCCCCGTCCACCACCTGCCGCCGGAGGATCAGCTGTTGGAGCTCGCTGAAGGTCTGCCCCCTCGTTACGTCGCAGGCGGCCGTCTCCGCCCACTCCCGCCAGAGGTCCTCGATGGCCTCGTTCAGGCCCTCCCGGTCCCGCCCGCCCCGCGCGCGGATGCGGGCCTGGGGCCGGATCCCGCAGCCGACCACGTTCCGCAACAGCGCCCCCACGGCCGCCTGCGCGATGTCGTTGTTCCGCTCCAGATCCCGGGCGCGCGCCCGGATCCGGTCCCGGTAGTGGGCGTCCGTCTCCTCGGGTGTCCGGTTCTGGGGGATCCACCCCTCCCCCAGCCGGTCCAGCCGAGCGGCGTCCCAGTTGCGCCGCCCCGAGAGGATGCTCCGCCAGCCCTCCCGCCGCGCCGCCCAGCGGGGGGAGACGTAGGCGATGGCCCGATCCAGGAGGTTCAGCGGCGCGCCCATCGCACCAGCACCCGGTCCCCGTAGCTCCGCCGGGCCACCTCCGCCCGCAGCGCCTCGTGCTGCGCGTAGAGCGTCTCCAGATCGGCGCGGGTATAGGTCAGGCCGTTGATCGTGTAGGACTGCCCCCCCTCCTCGATCGCCTGGATCGCGGCATCGACGCTCTCCAGCCGATCCTCCGGCGTGCGCATGGGCATCCCTCCTTTCCGTCCGTATGGGTCCCGGGGCGGCGGCCGCCGTCGCATCCACCCTGTCGGTCGGGGCGGCGCCGCAGGCCCCGGGAAAGCGCTCGGGGTTCCCCTCGGATAGAACTCACCGGACCACGAGCTCTTCGATCGAGTAGCGGATCGGCGGGACCCAGCCCGTCACCTTCCGCCTTGCCTCCTCCTGACTCCGCGCCGCCACGATCCCGTTCGTCCGGAAGCGCGGCGGCCGGCCGTACCGGTCCTGCCGCATCTCGTCCTCCAGGAGAATGCTGTAGTGGTACCGGGTCATCGTCTCCCCCACGGGATCCTCTCCTCCTCTTCCTCCGAAAACGCGACGGGGCACCCCTCTCGGGATGCCCCGTCGCTCTCGTCCGTCTTCGCCCTCTACCGCCCCCATCGCCTCCGGTCGATCCAGGGGCGACGGGGCGCCCGTTCTCCCGCCGAGCTGTGCTCAGGGGCCGACGGGGCGGCGACCCGGGGCGCCTGCACCCGCTCGGGGGCCTCGTCCGGGTCCCCCACGAGGTACCGGACGCCCAGCAGGTCCGCCGCCGCGGCCGCGTAGACCTCGCAGTCCCAGAGATGGTTCTCCGGATGGCTCGCCGTGGGCTGCCACTCCTCGACCCATCGCCCCGTCCGCCGGTCCTGGTACCGGACGCGGCGCTCCGAGCAGATGTGGGCCGCATACTCCATGGGGCAGTCCCCGCAGACCGTCCATGCCCCGGCGTCCCCCGGGCGGCGGCTCAGTCGCCCTGAGATGAAATCCTTGAAATAGATCGTGTCCACGATGACCAGCTTCAGCAGGCCGAAACGCCCCCGGTCCACGGAGGAGATGACCGTGGGCGCCCGCTGCGTCGTCGAGGCCCCCTTGCAGGGGCGGCAGATCTCCGGGTGCTGCGAGCAGAACTGGTAGACCTCGTCGGTGCGGTAGCCCGAGTCCAGGAGGGCGAGGTTGACCTGGTGCTCCCCGTAGTGCCGCCGCACGATGACGTCCTCCACGTCGGCCCAGGTCTCCGCCCGACCGTAGTCGACCAGCCAGGAGGCGGCCCCGGGCCCCCACGCCCGAACGGTCCACCAGAGGTGGTCCTGCTGCACGTCCACTCCGGCGGTGAGGATCTGCGCCTCCCGGGGGACTTCCCCCCGGGCGTTCCCCCCGACGCGCCGGAGCACGTCCTCGACGTCCCGCCGGGACGACACGTCCACCCAGGGCTCGGCGAGCCAGGAATTGAGGAAGTTCCTCAGCTTTTCCGGGTGGTCCTTCGACCCGAGGAACTCGGCCGCGCAGTCCCCCCAGGCGAGCCAGGGGGAATACAGGGAGGAGAGGTGGTATCCGACCCTCCGGACGGGGCCCTGCGGGGGGGAGACGTCCCCCCATCGCCCCCGCGCGAGCATCTCCCTCCGGACTTCGGGACGGTCCTCGATGCGGGCGCCGCAGCGGGCGCACTCGTACCAGGTCTCTCCCCGCACCCGCTGGGTGATGACCCGGGTCTTCCCCTCGTCCCCCCGGGCGGTCCGGTAGGCCTCCGTGAGCGCCTCGGGCCAGCGGACGCGGTCCCACCGGAGCTCTTGCATCTCCCCGCAGTGTGGGCAGGGGACACGGTAGCGCCGTTGCACGTCCGACGCCTGGAAATGACGCCAGATGTTGCCGCTCTCCAGGGTCGGCGTGGAGCTCATGACGCACTTGCTGATCCCCGCGAAGCTCTTGAGGCGCTCTCGGGCCAGCGATATCGGGTCCCCCTCGTCGCCGAGGTAGGGCGGGTACTTGTCCGTCTCGTCCAAGAAGAGGAACCGGATGGGCTTGCTGGCCAGCGAGGCCGCCGAGTTCGCCCCCGACAACGTGAAGCTCATCCCCCAGAACTGCCACTCCAGCTTCGACCCCCGCCGCTCGTCCCACCGCTCCGCCGCCCGAGGGCACTTCGCGACCATCGGGCGCACGCGGTTGCCCGCGTACCAGTCGCCGTCCTCCGCCCGGGGGATGACCATCATCGTCGGGGAAGGATCCTGAGCGATGACGTAGAGCAGGCAGTTCAGCAGGACCTCCGACTTCCCGACCTGCGTCCCCGTGCAGATGACGACCTCCTCGGGTCCCCCGTCCTCCCCGAAGTGGTCCATGATCTCCCGGAGGTAGGGCGTCCGGTCAGTCCGCCAGGGGCCGGGGACGGCGGCCTCGCTTCCGAGTACCCGGTACTTGTCCGCGTGCTCCGAGACCGTCAGGTCCTCCGGCAGCGCCCAGGCCGCCCTCTCCTCCGGCGTCCACCGGACAGTGCTCCCCGTCTCGGGCGTACCCATCGCAGATCAGCCTCACTTCTTCGGCGATCCTCCGCCGGATCCCCTCTTCGTCCTGCCCCACCAGGTCCCGGCAGAGCCGCCGCGGGAGGGAGGCCAGCCGCGTCCGCACCTCCACCGCCCGGGAGGCCCACGCCAGGGCGACCTCCTCCCTCGTGATGACCGCCCCGGTGAGCATCGCCGTCTCGATGGCCTGCTTCGCCGCCCGCTCCTCCTTCCACCGCGTGTCGGCGATCAGCGACCGGCGGCCGATCTCCTCGGCGTCGAAGTCCTCCGTGTCGAGGTTCTTCCGCAGTTTCCATTCGATCACCTCCCGCAGGTCCCACCAGCCCCGCTCCACCTGCGGACAGCCCGTCGCCTTCCACTGCGCCAGGCACTGCACCGTCACCCCCATCACGACGGAGAGCCCGACCGTGTTGATCTGGAGCCGCCCCTCGCCCGTGACGCGGGTCTTCACGTTCTTCGGGGCCTCGGCCATTTCGAAACGCCCTCCATTTCGTAACTATGCGGGGACAGGATACAAAAACAAGCCGGATTTTCTGAATTTCACGCGGGGAAACACCGGGGCGTCGCCGACCCCAGCCGCTGAGCCAGGAAGGACCCGCTGCCAAGCGCAGCATCACAGCATAGCATTGGTGGCGCGCTGCCCGTCGTGTGCCCGGCCCGAGGCCCCGACCAATGCCCCAATGCGCTCCCGCACCAATGCACACGGGGCGCGCTCCTCTCGGACACACACCCCCCGAGCGAACAATCGGGCGGAGGCCTCTACCCCCGCCCGATCCGACGCCCTCTCCCGGGGGGCGCCCTCCTGTCTCGGTGGCCGGTGGGCTTGCCCTGTCGGTCCCGCCCTCCGCCCGATTGTACCGACGATACCCCCGAAAACCCAAAATGGGGTCACAATGTGGTCACCGAATGGTCACCGAATGGTCACCGAATGGTCACCGAATGGTCACCGAATGGTCACCGAATGGTCACCGAATGGTCACCGAATGGGCCTACAGACCCACAAAAACATGGGCCTATCTACCCATAAAAAGAACAGCGATAGCTATTGACGCCCACTGAATCCGTGGTAGGATATAGACACGAAGAGGGCCGGAACCGGAGGCCCGAGAACCTCGGAAACAGAATAGGTCCCCCCGCCGTAGAAATGGGGGGCACCGGAACCGGAGCGGGAGGGCGAGCGGGTGACGCCAAGACCCCGACGATCGCGACGATGGTACGGTGAGAGGGCCGCAATCCCCCACCTCCACGTGGTGCGGCCTGGACGCTCGGAAGGGCGACGAATGGGGGATCTGCGAAACAAGGAGGCCACCGCTCATGAAGATCACCCGCAAAGACATCATCGAGGCGAACCGGTACGGGGCAACCCACCGAAACGAAAACCCGTACCGCACACCGGTACTCATGGTGGCCTGCGACCTGGGCAGCCGAGGCATTCTCCTCGATGCGGCCCCGACGGTCTCGGGATACCGCTACGGGAGAAACGACGTTGGAGTAAGTTCAAATTATCGAGAGGGCGTCAGCGAGCAGGGGCTCTCTCTCGCCGCGCTGGACGGCGATGCCGAAGTCGCCTCGGCCGTCTGGTTCGAGGGGCCCCGGGTCCACTGTACCGGGATCCTGCTCCCTTACCGCGGGAGCGACGGAGAGCCCCTGATCCTCCCGGTCGAGGGGGAGAACTGGGACGAGTGATTCCGCGAAAGGAGGTGGTCCCCGTGCGCGGGACCGAGAAGCAGATCCGCTGGGCCGAGAGCATCCAGGCCCAGCACGCGAAAGGGCTCCGCCGCATGGTGGCCGTCCTCGGGCGGATCCCCGAGGAAATCCGGGCCGATTACGAGGCCCGGATCCTGGCTCCCGCAAGGGAGCTGGGGGAGCGGTGTGGGGACCTGGCGGGGCGTTGGATCGACGCCCGCCAGTCCCTGACGGTGGCCCTCGGGGCTTGCCCCGAGGGGCAGTTTGCCCCAATGTTGGGGCGGGTCCTGGGGGGGAAGCTCGAGAAGACCCCCCTGGGGCGGTGGTTCCTCCTTCGGGAGGCCGGGGAGCTCGACATTCCCCGGCCCCCGAAGGAGGTCCGGATGAACCTCACCGGGGACCCGGCCCTCGGCCGGATCCCGGTGGGGTGGGACCCCGCCTGCCTGGGAGAGGCCCCGGCGGCCCGGGTGTTGGACCGGGCCACCTCGGCCTGGGAGGTCGACGCAACAGAGGTCGTCCTCCCCGACCAGGTGGCCAAGGAGGTCCGGGCCGAGGTGGAGGCCCGGGGAATCCGGGTCATCCGGGAGTCGGACGCCCGGTAGGGCGCCAGGCTTCCGCGCGGTCTGGCGTGAGCGATGGGGGGAGGTCCCCGCCCGCACCGTCACGGGGCTGTGCGTCTACCTCCCCCCGGGGTTCTGCCTCGCCGACGACGCGGCGGATCCGCGTGCTCGCCGGGCGGTCCGCATCCACGCGGACTCCGGCGAGGCGAGCGTCTGCCGCGTCCGGGTGGACCACGAGGCCACGCGGGCGCGGGGGGAGATCGTGGTCCGGAGGACGTGACCGGGAGGCGAGGGAAAATGAAGATGGTGTGGTTGCAGGCGGACGGGGATCCGGGGGACGAGTTCTGGCGGCGGGTCCGGAGGGACGCGAAAAAGGGCACCCGCGAGGCGCTGACCCTGGCGGGGAACCCCTACCTCTGGAGCACGGGGGATGACGTGGGGCTCCCGCAGCTGTGGGCCTCGGCCGACGAGTGGGGCCTCCCCGATGACGTCGCCCGGGACGTCCTGACCTACGCCCGGGCGGTCCCCGGGTGGATCGACGACGGGGGGGGGAAAAAGGCCCTCCGCGTCGTGGGCCGCCCGAAGCGGCGGAAGTGGCACGAGGTCTATGAGGACAGTGCCGGGGCGGCCTGTGTCTTCTGGGGCGCGATCCGCGGGGTCCCGATGTGGGGCGACCACCCCCGGGTGGTCTGGTGGCGGGAGGGACGTCCCCGGCAGATGCACCTGGATGCCCTCGGGGAGAGGCTGCGGGGATATCTCCCCCCCGCGACGGAGGGACCGACCGGCGACGACGAGGCGGCCCCCGATGCCTGATCGCCCGCCCGTCTCCGCCCTCATCGACGCTCTGGCCGGCGCTTTCCCCCGGGTCATCGCGACCCGGGGGAGGGCCTGGACCCTGGCGGGGCAGGCCCGCCTCGCCCAATCGGGGCTCATCCCGCCCCCCGCGCCCCGGGAGGAGTGGAGGCGCGCCCCCCTCGGCGCGGAGGAGGGACGCCGCCGCGCGTGGGATGTCCCCATGCTCCAGGAGGTCGCCGCGATCCTCGCCACGGAGCCCCGGGCGGATCATCTCCGGACCCTGGTCCGGGACACGGCGCGGCGCTGCGGGATCGCCCGGGTCCTCTACGCCCTCGGCAAGGCGACCGAGTCGCTCCGGTTCGAGCTCGTCCGGTGCGCCCTCCCGGCCGACGACCCCCGGTCCGAGGACCAGATCGCCGCGCAGATGGCCATCGCCTCCGCCGTAACGGTCTCGCACCTGATCCTCGCCGAGGCCGACTACGACGGCCACCTCCCCGGGATCTGGGGGGATCGCCTCATGACGGTCTCCCCCCTGCCCCTCGTGCCCGACTGCCCTCCCCCCCTCCGGGCGCTCCACGCCGTGGCGCTCTCGGACTGGATCCTCCGGGCGGGGTACCGGTCCTCCCGGGGCGACATTGACGAGCGGATCGAGTCCTCGGCGGCCCTCATTGTGGGGGACGCGATCCTCCTCCCGCAATGGTCGCACGCCCTGTGCCTTCTGGCCCTCGCGGGGGCCGAGGGGGACAAGCCCGTCCGGTCCGCCGCAGACGCGCGCCGGGCGGCCGTCCAAGCACTGAGCCGCTCCTTCACGGGGCTGGAGGCGTTCCAGGGGGCCGCCCTCTCGGCGCTCCCCGCGCCCACGATGCCCTCCTGGGAGTCCCGTCGGGAGTGCCTGGACCACGCGACATACGCCCTGTGGCCGGGCGTCACCGTCGTGGACTGGCCCGAGCCGCCCCTGGAGGGCGTGATCCTGGCCCCCGGAGGGGCCGGGGGGCATATGTGGGCCAACGTCATCACGACGGCGGACCTGCCGAGAGCCCCGGGGATCCGGGTGCAGCTCCTCATGGACATCCCGTCCCTCACCGGGGGCGAGGATTGGGCCATCGCCCGGGAGGACGCGGGGCTCTCGGGTCAGGACCCGCTCGCCCTCCCCCTGGAGGCCGTGCGGATGTGCATGGTCGCGGCCAACCGCAAGGCCCTCGGGCGGCGCGTCCCGACCGGGTACGTGCACGCCCCCCGCGCGCCCCGGCGGGGCGATGTCTCCGTGACCTACATCCCCCGGCTGCGGGGGGACGCCCCCGGCGCGGACGAGGGGACCGTCCGGCGCTACCCGGGGATCGAGGCCGGGGCCGCCCATCACGTCCGCCCGCACCTGGTGGCCGGGCACCTGCGGCAGATCCCCCTCGGCTGGACGCCCTCCGCTGCGGCCCGCGCCTCCGCCCGGGACGCGGGGCTCTCGCTCCCGGAGCGGGGCTATACCTACGTCCGCCCGCACACGCGGGGGGACGGGACGATCGAGCCCCACCGGGTCAGGGTGCGGCGGGACAGAGAGGGGAGGAGCGCCGATGAGTAGACAGGGACGAGGAGGACGGACATGGACGCCGCCCGAGCTCTCCCCGCGGGACATCGCCTGTCTCCAGGAGGCCGCGCGGGGCGAGGGCACGGACGCCCGGAGGGCGCAGGTCATCCTCCGGTCGATCCGGGGGGAGACGGGGCGGGAGATCGCGGAGGGCCTGGGCATCCACCCCTCCACCGTGCGCCTCATCCGCGCCGAGCTGGTGCGATCGGGCCTCGGCGGGACGCTGCCCCGGCCGCCCCGGCCGACGGAAGAGCCCGAGTCGGCCGAGGCCGTGGTCGCCCGGATCCTCCGCGCGATCGGCGAGGAGCTGGGGCGCCTCCACGGGAGGGACGCCCCCCCCGACGTGCCCCTTTCCGGGCCCGCCTCGGTGCGGCCCCGGATCCCCGACGCGGCGGAAGTCACCCGGGTCTGGTACCGGGGGCGGCCCGACGGGGGAACGACGGTCTACGTCGAGGCGGGCGGCCACCAGGCCGCCTTCGACGCCGCGCGCCCCGTCACGCGCGAGGAGTGCCGGGACATGAGGGGGCGGCCCTTCGGGGCCGTCCGGCAGGATCTCGGCGGGGACTGGCGCATCACCCACCGGACCCGGTGAGGGGGAGCCCCGCCAGGCGGAGAAGGCGGCAGAGCTCCCACGCCAGCCGCCGTCGGCGCGTCTCCATCGTCCCCCGCTCCACGTGCAGGGTCGCGCACAGCCCCACGGGGGACTCCCCCTCCACCCAGCGCTCCAGCAGGGGGGAGAGCCCCCCCGGGTCCGTGGCGCGGAAATAGCCGACCAGCGCCTCCACGGGGCGGATGCGGCCCAACAGCACGGCCAGCCGCGCATCCAGGGCGGCGATGCGCTCGACCGCGTAGGCGATGGGCTCCGCCTCCCGCGCCGATCCCTGGACCCTGGTCCCCAGCTCGGCCGTCACCGAGTAGTCCGAGGGCGACCGCCCGGACTCGGCCCGCGCCTCCTCCTCCCGGATCCTCCGGCGGAGGTACTCCGCGTCGCGCACCCACCGGGGATAGTCCCGCAGCAGGCCCCGTGCCCACTCGTACTCCGCGGGATGTCCTCGCATCCATGCCTGCACGTCGCCCCTCGTCGGGTGCGCGGGGGCCGTCTCCCAGTAATCGCCAGATCCCATGGGGCGCGTCGCCGCGATATGATCCACCGGGGCAAACCTCCCTTCGGAGCTTCCCCCTCCCCGTTGTGGCCGCCCCATTGACAGCCACAACCCGAAGGGGTATCATTTTCTTAGCTCCGCTCGCCCCATCCCCTCCCCCTCTCGGAAGCCCCGGCCCCTCGGCCGGGGCTTCTTTTTTTGCCCCCCCCTCAGCCGTCCAATCGCGAGATCCGCAGCCGGGTCTCCTCCTCCGCCCCGATCTCCCGGGAGACCCGCAGGTCCCAGACCTGCGAGTCGTCCCCCCAAAAACCCATGTGGGTCAGCAGGTCGGAGGGCAGCTTCACGCGGTTTTCCACGTCCCATCGCCGCCGGTCCCGCCCCACCAGGACGATCTCCAGCCGCACCACGCCCTCCGCGGGGTGCCTCGGGCGGTGGCGGGCCAGGTAGAGGGCCGCCGAGTCGTGCCAGTCCCGCGCCTCTCGGCTCAGGCACTTCCCCCCCCTGGCGCCCCGGCGGTCCCGGTAGGCGTGCCAGAGCGACGGAGGCAGGGACGGGACGACCATCCAGCCGTAAACCTCATCGCGATGTGCGGTTTCGCTCGAACCGGCCATTTTGAACCGCCTCCCCGCGTCGGGTTCAGAACGGGATGTCCACGTCGCCGCCGGGGGCGTCGTCGTAGTCCTCCCCGACGACCGAGACCGAGGGCCCCGACGCTCCCCGGGACCGCCCGCCCCGCCCCTCCCCGTCCCGGCGCGCCCAGATCACGCGGGAGACGTCCCCGTTTCGCGCGCACGCCTCCAGTTGGGGGCGCGCCTCCCCGTCCCGCCCCGTCCACACGGACGCCTTTATCCGCCCCGCCACCACCCGCACCAGGTCCCCCTTCGCCAGCCCCTCCAGCACCCGAGCCTCCTCCCCCCAGACCACCACCGACCACCAGTTCGTCCACTCGTCCGACCACTCCCCGGTCTGCTTGTCTTTCCGGGGATGCCCCACGGCCAGCGTGAGCCGCGCCCCGCAATACGATCCGTCACCCTTCTTCGTGATCGGCTCCGGGTCGCGCCCCAGGTGCCCCACCAGCTCCAGCCGCTCCAGGTTCGGCATTTCGTCGCCCTCCTTCTCGACTCCAGGCAAACGGGGACGATCTGGCCCCGTGGCATCGTCGCGCAAACGATTGCTCTTCCACGAGGCGGGGCCTCAACCCTCGTGGTCGGCTGTTTTCTCGTCGAGGCATCCCCGCGACCAACACGGGGCATCCTCGCGCGCCCGTGTACAACACGAAGCGCCCCGCGGGAACTCCGCCAGGATCCGGAGGGCCATCGCCCCCACCTGCACCGCCTCCGCCCGCACCTCCGAGAGCGGCAGGTCGTGGAAGATCGCCTGCTCCAGCTCCAGGTACTCCTCCCGCACGACTCCCAGGGCCTCGTGCAGCGAGGCGAAATCCCGGCCGCCGTGCAGCTCGCGCCCCCGCACCGCCTCGTCCGCGCACGCCTCCGCCGCCTCGCGCAGCCGCGACCGCGTCATCCGAACAGCCTCCCCTGCCCCGGCAGGTCCGGCTCGATCCGGCTTTCCGACGGGTCGGACTCCCCCGGCCGAAGCCTCCATAGCCAACAGCCCGCCGCCGTCCGATCCGCTCCCAGGACGCACCGCCCGTCGCGCAGATGCTCGCAGCTCCCGCAGTCCTGTTTCACGCCGCGTCCTCCCCTTCCCGTCCGACCAGCATCGGGACCATCTTCGCCAGCCGCCGCCGGTTCCCCTCGGCGATCTCCGCCGTCGGGGGCCGCCCCCCAGCCCCGAGGGCCTCGCCCCGCCACGCCTCCGCGATCGCCGCGGCCTCCACCGACCTCCGCCGGAGGGCCTCCAGCGTCAGCGGCGGCGCGATCCAATCCGCGTGTCCCCCCGCCAGGCAGAGCCGCTCCCCCTCGCCGACCAGGTAGCGCGGGACGCCCGGGGAGCCCCACGCCAGCCGCATCCGCTCCGCGTCGCCGTAGTGCTTCATGAACTCTTTTTCACGGAAAGGGCGGGTCTGCGCGTCCAGGGTCCGGCAGAGGGCCTCCCAGCCCCCGAGGCGCTCGACCGCGTAGTGGGCGCACGGATCCTCCAGGCTGACCGACCGGTTGTGGCCGCCCCGCCGCACCAGCTCCTCCGTCGCCGTCCAGGCCAGACGGGCCCGGTCCTCCGCGGATCCCTCCAGGCGCTCGACCAGCTCGCACAGCGCCGGGACGAACTTGCTCCGGAGCGTGTGCTCCTGGATCGCCCGCGACACTTCCGGAAGGGGGTAGCGGCTCAGGGCCGCGAACATCGCGGCCAGTCCGGTCTCCGACACGGGCTCCCCCCGACACACCGCCGCGGCGGCCCCCATCCTCCGGACGAACTCCGGCCAATCCGACTCAGTCACGGCCGACCACCTCCGTATCCACGAAATCGGGCTCGCTTCGCAGGGGACCGAGCCCGGCGGCCCGCAGAATCTCGTCCGGGCTCCGGAGCGGCGGGGCGCCCGCGGCCCCCGGCGCCGCCCGGTCGTCGTATTGTCCCTCCAGGACCCCGGCCATCTTGCCCGGCTTAAGCAGCCAATCCAGGTTGGCCCGCCAGCCCCGGCCTGTCGCCCCCAGGAGGAAGCGGCTGCGGGCCACGGCGCCGAAGTACTCCCGCCACCAGCCCATGTTTTGCCGTTCCGGGGCCTCTCTCCATCGGGCGCGGATGGCCCTTCGGCGCCGCTCGTCCAGGATGCGGACCCTCGGCAGCGAGGGGAGGATCTCGTGGTACGCCGCCACGATGCCCCCGTAGGGGATCGCGGCGGGTTTTGGGGGGGCCGACAGCGTCAAAGGGGGGGCGGATTCCTCCGCCGTCGGGGGCGTCCCCGGCTCGGCCGGGGGCGAGGGGGCGCAGCCCCCGGAGGGGTCCCCTTCCCCCGCGCCCCTATCCTCTCCTCTCGTCTCCTCTCCGCTCATCTCATCTCCTCTCTTCTCCTCTCCTCTCACCGCGAACGTGCTAGGAACGTTCGGCGAACGTTCGCCGAAC